CTCGAGACAATACAAAATTAAATATGTCCTTGCCCTTTCGCATCGTGAACGTAGGCCACGAGTTGTGTTTGTCATAGCTGTCAGGAACCATGTTGAAATCTATGATCTCCGCTCCCCTCAACTGACCAAAATGTTCCATGTAAAATTTTATCCCTTGAGCATCTAACATGCTTCTTCCTCCTCAAACTCTGGTTTCCACGAACGATCTACACCGTTGATGTACTCGCCCTCGAACATGCCGCCCTCGTCCTGATAATCAGCATGAATATCAAAGCCCATCTCGTGAAGCCTATCCCAAACTGGAGTAGGTGGTGCCCATGCCGTCCAACAACGGAACGAAAAGTATTTTATATCACGCTCAACAGTAGGCTCGTCACAAATCTCAACCTCATATATGTCCCCTTTCGTATTCCAGTTTTCATCGCGCCAATCATACCAGTTCGGACGACCCTCCGACTCGCACATCTCGCGCTCCTCATCGCCCAACGCACCACGGAACATGGTACTCGGCTCTGGAATTACAGCGTTCAAAAATTGCTGTTCCTTGACCGCCTTGTATAGACGGTCAATTTCTTTTGGATTACCTGCTAGGTAAACGTATTGATAACAATGATTAGGCATCTTCTTTCCTCCTGATAAAAACCCATTTGTATGTGTATGTGATCTCAACCTCGTCTCCGATGTCAAAACCCCAGTGCTTTACGTCAGCACCAACGATGTCAATGATCGGACGATCCCCCTTGCCAGACACCTTGCGTCTGCCATCAGGATCAATCGCAATGTTCACACCCTCATCAACCTTGTGAGTTCTAAACCTGTCACCGCGACTTATCCCCATCGCAGTCAACCGCTTGCCCTCCAACCAAATGCGAGGACGACCACGGTTCGATCCTATCTTGTACTCTTGTATCATGCTAATGCTCCCCACTGTATCGCCATCGCATCCGCGATGCCTTGATAAAATTTAGAACGCAACTTCCAACGGTCCGCGCTCGGTGGTAACTTGTGACACTCATCTCGTGCCGTCGATCCGTCCAAACTCCCAGTCCGAACCAACTTAGGTAAATTACGCAACCATAAACATGTGCGCTTCTTTACATTGTCTTCGCTGTCATCAGCCTCCGCATATTCCCAAGGCTGTACACTCTGAGCAAACGGCTCGTAGTTCTTGATCCTAACCTTCGCATGCTTGTGCATCACAGGATTCTCAACCGCGACCATCGGTATGTGCTCCACGTTCCATACGTTTGAAAATAATTCTGCCCCCTCATCCAACTCACGCCACATGTCCGCGAGTGTTCGATTAGGTGGAGCCTTGTGTAACCAACGCACACCAGAATTACACAACCTCGTGCATGGTGGATGCATCACAGCCAACAGATCCCAGTCATCCTTCATCACGTTCCGAATGTCATCCTGAATGTGACGATTAGTAGGACGATCCGATGGTAATATATCACAGGACCACGCATCATGGCCCATTCTCAAGAATGCATCGCGTACTGTACCAGATGTCTCGCAACCTATAAGTACCTTCATTATATTAGTTCCCTTCTGTATTACTTGTTGAATACCCCCAATCTATACCAATGCAATAGATAGTCAAGCTTTTTCTTTGGAGGACAGAAAGTACACTATAGACACATCTAGCGAGATTTTTTGTTTTTTTTTTTTTTTCTTTCAAAATTAGTGTACTCAGCGTACTCAAACGTACTCAAGTCAAGTATATATGGTTCAAACTGCCCTGTCCTGAGTACAAAGTGAGTACAGTGAGTACACTTCTGGGAAGAAAACCGCTATATAGAACTGATTGATAAAAATTATTTATTGGATTAAGTTGTGATTAACATACAAATGAGGGACGTATGCCGAGCGTAGCAAAATCTATTGAAAAAGAACATGGTCGCCAGTTGACCAACCGCCAGAGAACTTTTGCAAGACACATCGTGGAAGGGATCTATTCGAATACTGAATGTGCAAGGAAGGCAGGGTATTCTGCCGAGGTCGCTAATGTTTCAGCTTCTAAACTTCTAAACGGTCGAGACTATCCGCATCTCGTTGAGTACATCCAAGAACTGAGAGACGAAAGAGAGAGAAGATATGGAGTTACTACTCTTGGTCAACTCGAACGATTGTATAAGCTTTCGCTTGGAGCCGAGGATGCAGGACATTTTTCAGCCGCTATCAATGCCGAGAAGATAAGGTCTGCACTAGGTGGGCTGACCATTGATAGACGAGAAACAATCAACACGATTGACCAACTATCAAGAGATGAAATCACTGCTCGATTAGCCTCCCTACAAAAACAATACCCTCAAGCTTTTGTGATTGATGGTACAGCGGAGGATGTAACAGATGAGCAAGGGACCGGAGTCGAACTTCTGGCAATCGATCAGGACGAACCTACCTAAAAAATGTTTCGCGACTAGGATTGAGAACAAGCATGGTGGTGGTGTGCCTGATGTGCACATGGTCTGGGATGGTCTACCCTTTTGGATGGAGTTAAAGGTAGCTAAATCTAATAAAGTAAATATATCTCCTCACCAAGTTGCTTGGAATATGGCCTATTACGCTCGAGGAGGGGCCAATTTCTTCTTAGTAAAGAGGGCCAAGGAGAGAGACCTACTTTTATTTAGGGGTGATCAGGGGGCCGCTCTGTCGTCCTGCGGCCTGTCTTGCGCCCTTGGTTCTCGGTTCGAGGGCCTTGCGCCCTTGTTCTGCGCCTTGCGCCCTGTTCTTGAGGGTATCTTGCGCCCTGCGTCTTGCGCCTTGGACCATGATAGCGATAGCCTGGGCAAAAGGAAAGAGGGCCTAGGCCCTCCCCTTTAGTGTTCTACTATCGCTATTGATTTTGCTTTACTAGATCCCTTGCAAAGTTTGCAAGCTGTGCATTGGACCCGACGCCCTGCTTCTTTGGAGGCCGGGCAAAGTGTTTCGTTTGCTTTGTCTAGGTCTAATAGATCTTTGATCACTCGGAAGGTTCGACGACCAGCGGCCCAATGTTCCTGTGCTTCCTGGTAAGTGTCCGCTGACTGCATGCAGATTTCAGACATTTCGCCTGGCTGGTGTGTGTATGCTGTCCAGGTCTGTGCTTCTTTTAATAGATTGTTCCAAACATATTGCGGCACTGCTGCCGGGTCTCCGTATGTTCCAAGCCTTACGAAACGGCCCCGGCCCATGTCCGTTGCATTGCCGGGTTGATATCGCCCGGCCTTGTAGGACTTCCAAACAATCAAAGGACCTTGAAATAGTTTGACATAACAGCGACGGCCCTTTGCAAGTTTGCGCTTGGGGTCTGTTGTTGCTTCGCCGCGCATGATGCAAGAGCCACAAATAGAAAAGTCTTCGCCCGTCTTGCTTGCTTCCATTGGGTTTATATCTTTGCAGAGAATGTATGTCTGGACCACATGCCCGGTTTTTGTGTTGCGATCTGAATAGACCGCAACAACTACTATAGGCTTATCGTCTAATAGACTTGGCCCTTCATATAAAATGGCGCTCTTCATTGGTCGCCTTTAAAGTTATTCATGCCCGGGTTTTGATCCGCCCATAGTGACGCGGCGTCCAATAGGCCCGGGAAATTGTTCCGGATAATTCCGAGATTGTAATGATCCATTTGAGCAAGTGCGCTATGCAACTTGTCAATTGCTAGGTCCAGATCAAAGGCTCTAGTATCTGCCATTTGATACTCGCTAACCATGTAGTCTCTAAAGTTTTTCATGAGATAATATCCTTTCTACTGTCTCAAGATTATTCTAAACGATTGTATGTAGAACACAAGTAAATAATTATTAAGGCTTGTAAGTTTTTCGTATGTCTTGCGGCCTTGCGCCTTGCGCCTTGCGTCCTTCCTTTTAAATGCTTTGCGGCCTGGATAAACCAGGCCGCGTTGCAGAAAGGAGGCCCATTTCCCAAGGGCCAGGGGATTACATTATCCTTATTATTTCTCTAGCTATTAAGATCCAGACTATGATCGTTGCGCCTAGTGGTATTACCACTAGGCCGAGAGATGCGAGAGCATCGAGTATAAGTTTCATTATTCTGTTTCCTTTCTAAACTTTCGTCGTTAGTCCTACATGTTTAAGCCACATTCTAAACATGCCCGTTCTATTGTTGGTGTCTTCTGTAATGTACTCAACTGAGTTGAGTGAAGACCCATATCCATGTGGCTGTAGCCATCCGATAACACGTCCAGACGCATAGTCCCCGCATTCGTCGTCACTAAACCTACAGCAATAAGTCCAGTAGAACGGATCTAAACTTCCTTTCTTGTGCGTGTAAAAATACACGTCACATAACTGAGCATAATCACCCGCACCGTAGTATGTAGTCCCCGCATAACTTCCTTGCGGGTGGTCGCATAAATCTTGAAACTCAGGTTCTGTTCTCATAGTCTTTCCTTTCTAGTTGAGTGCATTGGATGTCAGCCCCTCGAGGCTGAACACCAATATACTTATACCAATAGTTCTGAATTAATAACTGGACCGGGATATTCGTCTAGCCATTCTGGATCAGCGTCAATCAATGCTCCGTTTTGTATAATGTCCCGGGCATAGGTATCACCCATCTCATATGATCCATCGTGCATATGGGGTGATGTTGCTGCAACAAACCATCGAGCATATGGATCTTTAGCTTCAGCATCCGAGTGCTTGTAGGTCTTCAAGACTTTCCAAGTCCAACCAAAAGCATTGGCATATGTTGCGTATGGTTGATCAGCTTTACGGGCTTTTCCGAATGATGTTCTAGGCATTGTGTTTCCTTTCTAATTGAATAATTTGAGTATGCCCCACATTCAAGTGGGGCACAAGTTTTATTTTAGTTCATCAAGTACTTTGCTTGTTCCCGTAACCGACGGTCGATGTCTGTTTTAAATTTAGCATTGGACTCGGTAGCGACGTTGGTTCGTAAACCGATGTGAGACTTCACGTCGTCGGGAGTGATGGGCCTAGGTCCTTTCTTATCGCATAGCCATGCTCCATGAATTGTTTCAATCATATGGCATCGAGTATAGAACTCTTCCCAATTTTCTTTTGTGATCTTTCCCATCGCTATGGACAGGGTGCCCCAGACTAAAGCGTTGCTGATGGGCCAAACATCTTTGTCCTCGATGTCTGCTTTTACATTTTTTAGATCATAGTTTAATGGCATTGTATTCCCTTTCTTTGGTTGAGTGGGAGGCCGAAGCCTCCCGATTGATTTACTTCTTATCTTTTACGACAATGGTTGCTGATCTAGTGTTGAGGTATTGATTGCACAAGCGTTGGATTGCTTGCTCTTTTGTTACTTCGAAGCCTAGCTCATCGCTCATTGCTTCAGCTACTAGCTCAACTGGTGTTGGCTCTTTTTTCATAAATCGTTTCATTGTATTCCCTTTCTTTGGTTGAGTGGGGGCCGAAGCCCCCGATTGATTAAATGATTGGTTCGAACTTCTTTACCTTGCCCATGGTAGCGTAGTTTTTCCATGTTCGAGGCTTGTTCTCTTTCCACCATTGTAGATTAGGTGCTGTCATCCTAACAGTGAATGTCCATTGTGCCCATCCGTTGGTGACTGCTTGTGCTCGGAGTTCTTCGCGTTCCTTGCCAAGCTTTTTGATCTTAGCTTCTAGCTTTGAGATCTTGTCCAGTGTTTCTAGTTTTTCCATTTTGTATTCCTTTCTAATTGAGTTGTGTAACGCTTGTTACAAGTAACAAGTTAATGATTTTTTCCAGATAGTCAACAGCTAGAACACAAT